TAAAATAATTGTAACCCCTACCAGTTTAAACACAAAGAAAGAATTAAGAAATTATGTTTGGAATGATAAGAAAGCTGGTATCCCTATGAAGGCTCACGACCATATTTGTGACGCTATTAGGTATTCTTTTGAGTACTTAAATAAAACTAAACGTTAAAAATTTGGTGGTCTTTTATCTATTTGGTATATTTGTTTTATAATGAATAAAATAGATATAGACAAAATGAGAGAACGAATAAAAGAATTGAGTAAGATATACACAAGTGACGATGAAAACGCTAAATGGCTAGAACAAGAGATTTTAGATTTATTTATTGTTAGCAAACAATACATTGGTGATAGTGATTTAGTAATATGTGATTTAGCAGACCCTAGCAAGATAAACGACTTAAGAGCTGGACGAATCAACGCCACCCCATGTACAAAAGGAGATGATTCATTAAGGGCAGGGGTTAAACGTATGATGGACTATAAAATAATAGTTGCACCTAACAACGAAACAATAAAGAAAGAGTTTAGAAATTACGTATGGAATGATAAAAAAGCAGGTGTGCCGATAAAGCGTGAAGAATATAGTCTAGATGCGATTAGGTATATTTTCGACTTTTTAAATAAAACTAAACGTTAAAAATTTGGTGGTTTGTTACATAGTATTATCTATTGCTACCAAATAGAAATAAATTAAATATTTTTCTAGTTTATATTTGCTTTTAGAAATATTATTCGTATCTTTATATTATAAGAAAAGCAAAAAACAAAAACACAAAAACACTAAAATAAACTTTAGAAATTATGACAAACTTAACTAACACTCGACAATCAATTTCAGAAGCAACAGCCTTGATTGCTAAAAGAATGAGCAGACAAATAAATGCGGAACAAGATTTCGGTAAAATGAGTATTGAAAGATTCAATCAATTGATTGATTTAAGAGTTAATAAATTCTCTTTTGAGAATGAAACAGCTCGTTCGTTCTTTACTAGAGCTATAATTAAGCAAATTGACAGAAAGTCTTACTATTCAGTATTCCCTAAAATAGGAATGGATGAAAAAGGGGAATATACTTATGATTCAACTAAATGGGCTTAATAGCCCTTTTTTTATGCCTGTTAAAAGAATAAAAATACCAAGACACACAAAAGTGCAAACACATTGCAAAGAATGTGGTGAACCCCTTTATTACTATGTAGACGGTAATAATGGAGCTATTAGTCACAATTCTAAAGGAGTTTGTAAAAGTAAAATATGCAAAAGTTAATAATAGAAAAAGGAGAATATAGGGCTATTTGGACGGCTTTAACAGATGTTTGTAAAGCTTATGGGTTACCTTATCACTCTATTAAAGGTAGTGATTATCCAATAACTGTAAATGGGTACACTATCAGCAAAATAAAGTACAAAACTAAATAAAAAACAAAATGCAATCAGAATTAAATTTAAAACTTTATCTCTTTGAAATAAAAAAAATTACAAAGAAAATAAACAATCTTACTTACCATGCTCAAAGGTGTAAACAAGTGAGCGATAAAATAAAACTTATTGCGATGATAACCGCTAATTCAGTTTATGCGTCTTCTTTATTAATTGAGGCAAAAAAAGAGCTTTCAAAAATAAAAGATTCAATATTCATTAATTTATAAGTTTATTAAATTCGTATAAATAAAAACAAAATGAACATAGAATACCTAAAAAAAGAACTAAAACAGCTAAACGAGTTTAGAAACCTTTTAGAACAACAACAAATATACATTCCTGACCTATTACAAAAAAGGTTAACAATGTTAGAAAACAATTTAATACAAGCAATCAAAGACGAACAATGATAGACCCTAAAAAAGTTGGAGGCGTTGGTGCTTCTGAGGTTTCAGCACTATTTACTAAAGATGGGATACGTAGTAAATCAGCACATACACTAGCTTATAATAAAGCCTTAGAGATATTGACAGGTGAACGTAAAGAAATAAGCACCAAGGCAATGGAACACGGTATAATTAACGAGCCTGAAGCGTTTGAGAATTGTGTAATGTTTAATATTCCAGAAGCTAATTTACAATCAACTGAAAGCTATTTTATTAAAGATGGGTTGTGGGCTACTCCTGACGTTGTTACACATGAATCAGTTATTGATATTAAATGTCCTTATACGCCTTATAGCTACTTCCAAAACATATCTAAACTAAAGAAATCATACATTATACAAGTTAATACTCAAATGACGGCTATGAATGTTGACAAAGGAGCTTTATTATTTTACTTAACTTCTGATAATTATGATAAGTATGGCAATAAAATTGAATTGAATATACCACTACATAATAGGTTTTCATTTGTAAATATTGAAAAACAGGATAATTTCCTTTCTGAGTTGTTAAAAAGGTTTGATGAGTTTCAAGAGTTGAGAGATATTATATTAAAAGATATTTCATCAGCTCGTGTTGTTGATGATTTATACTTCTATGACATTTCACAAAAGAAAAAGATTACTAGATTCAGAGACAAATCAAACCTTAGAATGTGGGGCGGTAAGATTTTAAAATATAACAACGAATTTTACACTTTTGAATAGTCATAATTAACAAAATAAATAAAATTATTATTTAATAGATAAAAATTTGGTACTCTAATAATTAAGACCTATATTTGTTTATAATCAAAATCAAAACAAACAAAATCATGTTATTAGAAATAAACATTTACAAAACAGAAACTACAAAAGGTCACGATGTAGAATTAGATATTACTTTAAATCTAAACGTAGATATAGAGCCGTGTGATGGTTCTGCTCATGGAGAATTAAAACTATTAAGTATATTAGATTCAGAATTAGAATTATCTAGCTCAATAGGTAATAAAATGGTTAAGATTGAGGGTGAAGAAAAGATTGAAATGATGTTAGATTTATTCGGTATTGAATTAGATTCTTTAATATTGCAAGATTTAACAGATAACGAATATGAGTATATTAAGAAAATTACAGAAGATTAACTGTAAAAATTTGGCAAAGATAATCAAATAGGTTATCTTTGTTTAAATAGTTTAGACTCCTAAGGTATAGGATTAGTTGAGTATGAAGGGTGTGTTTTTTGACGGACTGCACTCGATTTTAACTAGATTACTCTCAGGTTCAAGTCCTGACTAAACTACAAACCCCAATGGTCGTAAGGGGCTATAATAGTATAATTTAAACCATACTATGATTCAATGCGACGCTTTAAAGTGTTACGGAACAGCCGAACCGTAATATATTAATTAACGTTTTTAATGATGTAAGGCTTATTAAACCAGTAGATCCACCCCGTTCTACTGGTTTTTTATTTTAAAAATTTAGTGGTTTAATTTTAATGTGTTATATTTGTTTATAACCAAAAACGAAAACAAGATGAATCAATTAACAGTAACAATAGAAGAGCCGTTCACTAATAACGGAAAAGAATACGATGTAATTATAAAAGCAGAAGTTAGTGTTAATTGCATACCAGGAGAAGATAATGAAATGTATCATCAAGGGTGTCCTCCAGAAATAGAGCTTTACATGATACACGACTTAAAAGTATCTTTTAGTAATGTAGATGAAGAAAACTCTGAAGGGGGCGGTGTAATACTTGAAATGATAAGGCTAGACGCTTTTTCAATTATAAGCGAACACATAGCAGAAAATGAAGATGAATATTTTGAAATTATAAAAGAAAACTAATATGAAATACAAAGGAGATATTAAAGGATTCCCTAAACACATTGTTGAAGCAATGTTAGATGAACAAGAAAGACAAGGAAATAAAAGAGATGTTACTATTTTTGAGGATAAAAGAAGTTCTGGTTCTTGTATAGGTGGGTTTGATTGGAATGAATCTATTTTAGGGGATGAAGTTTGGCGTGATGTTATTTGTGATGAACAATTTCAGTTAATACAGCAACCTAAAAAGGAGAGATTCCCTTTTAAACTAAAAGAAGAAGATGCTAAGAGAATTATAAATATTGCTGTAAGGGGCGTTAATTTTGTTTTGAGTGAAAAGTGGGGATGTGATATACTACTAATGGGATATGTAGAGGTAAGCGAAGAATATTATAAAAGAATTAGAGAATGGTTCAACGATGAACAAAATTTATTACTAGATGAAATATTTGGTAAAGATGAAGAGTTTATACCAGATGGCACACCTTGTTTAGTTACTAATCACATAACTTCAGGGTGGAAACTAAGATACTCAGACGGTAAAGGCAAATTTTATAGTGTTGGTACAAAAAAAGGGATTTCTGATGAATGGAATCACTATCAAATACTAGATATTAATAACTTACCAGTAAACGAATAATAATATAAAAATAAAATTAAACCCTTTACCAATACGGTAAGGGGTTTTTTATTGCCTTATTTTTAATACTTTTAGTAAAAACTAAACATTTTAGTAAAAAAAAGTAGCCTAAAACTTTTTATTCTACTATTTTTTTTATATTAGCATTAGATTTATGGCAGATAACAAAACTATTTTAAAAGGTTTAACGAACCATTCCAGTAATGCTTTTATTCCTAAAGATGAAGTATTTAATACTCAGCCCCTTTTTGGATATAACAAAGATGAATATATCAAAGGGTATGAAATATTAAAAGGTTATAACTTTAACGATACGATATATTCAGTAGTTTCTAAGATTGCCAGAACTATCTCAAACGATATGCCGTGGAAAGTTAGAAAAGTCAATAAATCTAACGGAGAAACAGAAGAGGTTAAAGATACTGAATTAAACGCATTACTAGATACACCAAACCAATACGAAACCATAACAGAGTTTAGAGAAAAGTGTATAACCTATTTACTTTTATGTGGCTCTAATTTTATGTATGGCTCTAACGGTAAAACATTTAAAACAAAGGGTTACAATTCTATCCATGTTTTACCCTCTGATTTAGTAAGCGTTGAGCAGGGTACAATTTCAGACCCTATAAAGTCTATAAATGTAAGTTGGGATTTAAAAACAGATATAGATAAAGAAGATGTTTTTATAACTAAATATCCATCTTTATCAGCTGATAGTTATTTTTTAGGTCAAAGCCCTTTGGAGTCTGGATATCGTTTAATGCAGTCAAGTAATGCCTTAACCCTAGCTAGTAAGAGTATTACAGAAAACAGAGGTGTTCAAGGTATTTTATCAAATGGTTCAGAGCAAATGATGCTCCCAAACGATTTGGATGATTTACAAAAGAACTTAAATAGAAAGCTAAACGGTACAGAAAAGATGGCTACGGTTTTGCTAGTGGTGCAAAGCTGAATTATTTACCGTTAGAACTTAGCCCTAATGATTTAAAATTATTAGAAACTTATGAAGCTAATTTAAAGCGTATTTGTAACCTATTTAATATAGATTCAAAGCTATTTAATGATAGCTCTAGTAGTACTTATAACAACGTAAGAGAAGCGACAAAAGGGGCTTATGTAAACTGTTTTATACCTAATGATTCAAAGATATTAGAAACATTTAATAAAAACATATCATCAAAATATAATGATAGCACTTCTTTTTATTATGAAGTTTATCACGATTTGAGTGATGTCGACGCTTTACAAGAAGATAAGAATGAGAAAGCAAAGATAGTAGAAAAGCAATCTAAAGAGATTAGGGCAATTATAACAGATATTAATAATGGTGTTTTATCCGTTGATGCAGGTGTATTAATATTAACAGATATACACGGAATCGATGAAGATAAAGCTGAAATACTAGCACAATATGGACAAGCAAAAAACAACGGACAAAGTGAAGAAGTCCAAGGTTAAAAACAAAGAACAATTGTTAAAAGAACTTAAAGAAAAATTCAACTCTAAAGTAATAATGAAATGAATTTAGAAAAGATAAAGGTATTAACTGATTTAAGAGATTCTCTAAAAGATGGTGACGGCGTTATTTTTGGTAAGTACTCAGAGTTAGAAGATTTAATAATATCAAATTTAAAGGGTTCAATAAAGGATTGTAAAGAGGTTAAATCTTGCCACGTTTGTAAAGAAGAATTTGAAGACTCAACTATTTACATTGAAAGAGGAAAAAATGATTAAAGCAATAGAGTTAAGCAACCAAGAATTTAAAGATAAAAGGGATTTGTTTTTAGCATTAAAGGAAAACAAAGAACTAATTATATCTAACAAGAAAGCAACTAGAAAAAACTCAGATTCAGTTGTAGTAGATTATACAGATGATACTTTTACTGTTAAATCTATTGACGGATTAGAAAAGGGATTTATCTATCCAGTAATTAATACTACTGGTTACATGGATTCACATAACGATGTCCATATTAAGGGAATTTGGAATAAGTCAGCAAGAGAACAAACTGGCAAAGTTTACTATGTTACCGACCATAAAATCACAATAGATACTATTGTAGCATATCCTAAAGATGTAGAGGTATTTGTATCTGATTACAACCTGAAAGATTTAGGATATAATAGCGATGGAGTTGTTGAGGGTTTAACCTATAAAATATCAGAAGATGTTTTTAAATACTCAAGCCCTCAAGCAGTAAAACATATCGAACAAAGGTTAGGATTTCAGCACTCTGTAAAAATGGAGTATGTAAATATGCACTTATGTATTAACTCAACAGATAAGGAGTTTAAGGCAGAAAAGAAAGATTACGACAAATATATTTCAGATGTAGCAAACATAGAAAAAGCTGAAGAAAAGGGGTTTTTCTGGGCAGTTACAGAGGCTAAAATAGTTCAAGAGGGTTCAATGTTACCCCTTGGCTCAAATGATATTACACCTATGAATTACGGAAGTGAGCCGTCAGACGACACTCAGAAAGTAGAAAGCGAACCGTCTAAGGGCATTCAAAAATCTGCTATTGAAGAGTTCTATTTAGGTATGTATAAATGAATGTTAAACAAGTAAATAAGTAAAAGATGAATTGGTTTACAAGTAAAGGAGAGTTCAAAGAACTTTCACAAGATGAATTAGGAAAATTAGAAGCGTCACAATTAGGGGCTTACCACTCTGCAAAGTCTGAGAACGACAAAGCAAAAACAGAAGCTATGTTTAAAAAACTTAGT